CGTAAATATCTTTTCCGAGCGGTGTTTTATCTTTTCTCTGCCATGTAACGCTTGCAGCACGGCTTGCTGATTGAGCATATATTGCTTCGGGAGGTAGTACATTCCACGTGCCGTATGTGTCCGCAGAAACGGGTCGGGCTTCGCTTTCTTCGCTTTCCTTGCCGTAGATGTTCTGGGCGTGGGCGCTTATAGTCCATTGTGCCAGCTCGTCGGCTTCGGGGTAGCCGTCTGTGGTGCGGTCAAAGTAATAAACGCCAGTGCGTCCGCTTACGCTTACAGTTTCGGTGGTGCTGTCGCCTTTGGTGATAGTGTACACAATAGCCCGCAGGTCGTTTCTAAGTCCGTCGGTGTTGTGTGTGCAGCTCAAGGCGATTCCGTCGCGGTTTGCGCTGCCCCGTACAAGCGTCGGCACGTCGGGTTTGCCAACTGGTATATTGCCCGTTTGCAAACCATCGATTACTTCGTCAAGCTGGCGCTGTGTTACAAAATCGGCGGGGATTTCTGCAGGCGCTTCGGTTACTTTCTGCGTAATGTTTGATTTATACGCGGGGATTGTTCCCGTCGCGTAGATTGCTTCGTTATAGTTTACAAGCTCGAGATTAAAGCCTTTGTCGCTGCGCTTGATTTGAGATATTAAATACTCCGTTGTTATGCGGCTAAATTCGCCGTTTTCGTCCAGCTCGCCAAAAGAAAAAACGCAGCCGCGTTCGGGGTAAATGTCGCTAGATGTAGTTACGTGTGTATCTATCTGCAATATGTCGGTTGTTCCTTTCCCGCTTACTTTTAATGGAAGCGGGGTCGCTCCGCTTGCTCCGTAGCATTGCACAATTATTCCGTATTCCTTGTCGTCCTCAAATGTTACTTTTCCGTCAATTAAAATTTTGTATATTTCTGTGCCGCTGTATGATATATCTTGAATTACAAAGCCGTTGCCAAGTCCTATTTTTAAGCTGTCGTCTTGTATCAATACTTTAGATAATGGCGTGTAAAAAATACCCTCGTTGCCTACTTCAATGATTGTAGTTTTTGGGCGCAAAATCTCAACGGCCATTAAACGGCGCGCATATTTGACGATGTGGTCAAAGGTTGTGATTCCTGTAACTGTAATGTCTTTTATTATGCTGTTTTCGTTCAGCGTCAAAGGTACGCCGTCAACTTCGCGCATGAGTAGGTATGTATCTTCTTGGAACAAATCATCGTTGCTGTTTACCCATTTTATGCGCAGTCCGTCGGTTCTGCGTCCGAATGTCTTTTTATTCTGAATATTTATAATGTTCTGCGGGTTGTAAACTGCGAGCGCGTTTTCCTGCGCTTTATCTATTGCAATGGCGCGGCGTCCGTAAATATCGGTGTAGATAACCGCGCCTGTGGCGTCCAAGATGTAATTTAATACATCGTCTTTTTTCATATTTTGCGTGATTACATAATCGAACTTATAGCCGTGTTCCTCGCAATGTTCGTAGAATTCGCCGAAACTTGCTAAATCTAATTCGCTATCGTTGTATTTGCTTGCTGGGTGGCTGTCGCTTGTCAGCACTTCCAAAACCCATGAGGCGGGGTTGCGGGTTGCGCTCTTGGTGCTGCTCCATGCCGTGCCGTTCCATGTGCGGGCTACGCCGTGCGATATGATATTGATTTTTTTTAATTTGTCCTCGTTGATTTTTGTAGCTTTCAGCTTCAAGCCTAAAACGGTACAGAATGCCCGCTCTCTGTCCTCTACTACGCGGCAAGGTACTAATTCGCTGGTGCTTTTCTCGGGGTCAAAACAAACGCTCTGATAATACAAGACATAGCAATCATTATGTATCATACTATCGCCCGCGTTGCCGTTGCTTCTAATGCGGATATAAATATTGCTTTGTCCGTTGTACTTTAATGTCTGATATTGGGCGTATGTAAACTCGTAATGCGCTACAAATCGCAGCTCTTTTGTGGAAACATTGCGCGTAAACGTGTTTGTATTTGTGCCGTTATTATTAAATGTAAAAACAATCCATGTTTTGCCGCCGTCTAGTGAAAATTGCGGAGTGATGTTTAATTGCGTTTCGATTTGGACGCCTTCGTCGTTCTTGGCGTAAAGTCCGTATGGGAAAGTGATAGCAATATCGACATCTTTGGCGTATGGATTGAGCGTGTATGTCAAATATTCCTTTGTGCCCTCTGCGACAAGCGCGTCCTTTGGTATTTCGTCATTGCAGGCTTTGGATTCGATCTTGTAGTTTAGTGCTGGTAAATCCGTTAATAATGCGCCGTCCTGAGCAATTTCAACGCGTCCGTCCTCGGCAAAAATGCCAGTGTCGAGATTAAATGCGCCCTCTTGCGGTGATGTCTGCGAGAATGTTTTTATTACGATGTCGTCAATGGCGAGCTTTTGAATTATCTGCTTGTTAAATCCACATTCTAGCACGGTGTATGTGTATTCGTCTTTGCCGTCTGTGCCAGTTATCTGATAAAACGGACTGCATAATAAATACGGCGTGAAAAAATGCCGCCCGATAATATACGGCTGGCTGTTGCCTGTTGCCAGTGTGTTGCTTGCTCCGCGTAAAAACGGGCGGTTGTCGATGTCGGGTTTATTGGTGAGCTTCTTTACTTTTTCCAGCTCTTCCTGTGCTTTTTCGGCTTCCTTTTTCGCTTGGTATGCTTTTACGCCTGCATATATTCCTACTCCTAACGCCACAACACCAAATACAATCCCCGTTACAACCAGCGCGGTCATTCCGCTCGGGGTTAGTCTGATTGTTATAATGTCGTTTTCTTTTAGTCTGTATTCGGGTTTTTCAATTCTGCCGTTTATTACGATGATTGCGTTATCAAGGTCTAAATCGGGCAGGGCTTCTTTTATGGTTTTACCCGCTGGTAGTTCAATCAGTGTTTGTTTGTTTGATAGTTCCTTATACAGTGTCGCGTTCATTTGTTACCTCATAAAATGCAATCGTTTTCATTATCCCTATGGGCGATATTTTGACGCCCTTGTCGGTGGTTGCGTGTATCACTTTACCGCGTTCTACAATATAGGCTACATGAAGATGTCCCTTGTGCGTGAATTCTACAAGCCCACCAATTTTCGGCTCGTCAATCTTGCGCACGTTTACGCCGCCATTTATATAGTCATTCACGTTTTCGGTTGGTAGTGTCGCAATATCATATAAATCTTTTAGCGGGGTTCCCGCTCGTCTGCACATCTCTACCGCTACGCCGTAGCAGTCAAAGCCCTCTTTTTTGCTCCGTCCGTGGGGTTTATATGGGATATTAAGCAAATCGTCGTATTTCAATTATTCCCCCTGTTGTTGTAGCTGTTGAAAATCAATGCTGGGAATGTCATTCCACCGCGGTCGTCCTTGTTCAGCTTCATTTCCAATTTTGCTCCGTCCCATGTTCCCTCGCCGTATTTGTGCCGAAACTGTCCGATTTCTTCGACTTCCTCGCCGTTAAATACGCCGACTACTTCGACATTGAAGTATTCATTTTCTTCCAAAAGGTCTATGATTTCATCATGTTCTACCAGTTCGACATTAAATGTACTGTCGCCACTGGTGTTCGGCGTGTATGTAAAATTGCTTGCCGAGTATGTATGCCCGTTATAGGTCAAATCTTTATTGTCGTTGATTAAATAAACATGCGTTGCGTTGTCGGGGCTGGATAAATGCACCAAAAACGGCAGGTTATAGCCGCCGCCCTCTGCTAGTTGTCTGTAGATGTTCATTTTATACCTCTTCAAGCGTTACGCTTACTTCTTTGTTGCGCTGACCTGTCCAGCCCTCTACTTTGATTTTATACAGCTTCGTTCCGCTTCCTGTGATGATGTCCGTTAAATAACACGGGATTGTGCCGCTTTTAGCGGTGTTCTCGTACCAATAGAGAAAATGCTCAAATTCGGTTTTCCCGAATGTCTTGGGCGTTCCCTTGTCCTTTAATGTCAAATTGAGGGCGTGGGTTTTCTTTGCTGCGCTGTTCTTCAAATACTCAATCGTGCGCCCGCCCTTGAATTCCACTTTTTCTGTGTTATCTTTATATGAGCCGTCCTGTCCGTAAAAATCCGTGTTTACATACGAACTCCAATTTACCGCCATGTTATCCCCCTAGATTCCGTAGTAATCGCCGCTCATGCCCTGTTGTGCCATGTTTAGGCTGGAGTTGTAGCGTCCATTTTTAAGACTTTCGTTTACTCTCGCGTCAATCAATAACTCGATTTTATCTTTCGTGATTTGCGGCTGTGCCCGAACGAGGTTTGACGCGCTGTTGTATATCTTTATTTGTGTGGCTCGTCCGCCTACACCATTCGCCAGCTCAAAGAGTTTGCGCTGCTGTGCGGCGTTTACTACCA